AGTGTGCCCCGACGCGACATAGTTTCTTGCTTTGCAACCCGATCAATCACCGTTTGACTGGTGCCTTCGGGGAACTCCAAAGCCGTTCCGTCAAACAATTCAATTTTGATCATGGCATGCGGTTCCCGTTTTCGTCGTAGCGGATGGTAGCGCCGGCGGGGGCGCCCACAGCAGGCGCGCCGCCAGCAGGGGCAACGGGCTGCGGAACGCGAGTCGCCGCGCGCTCTCGGCCTATACGAACGATATTTTCATAATCAGAAAGCGCTTCAAGGAAGGCAGGCTTGCTTGTTGCCGTATCCATGCGGCTGATAGCGCGTGTCGCCGTTTGGCCTTCTGCGTTTGACAGCGCGCCCATTCCGCGAAGCTGGTCAATGGCAGTCAAGAACCCGCCGCTGAGAAGCTGATCGACACGGTTTTGAAAGTCATAACCCGGTGTGCCAGGCACAATATTTGCGATCGACGTTACCCCAGTTCCGATATCTAGGCCGGGATCCTGCCGCACGCCTTCAATCAATCGAAGCGTTTCGTCAGCCGTTGCAACGTCCACAGGCGCGCCAGCAATTGCCGCGCCGCGCTGCTCTCCGATCGCTCTGGCTTCCGCCGCCAAACCAGAGCCGCGCGTTGCCATAAACTCTTTATATTCAGGCGTGCCGGGTGCATATCCAGCCGCTTGCGCTTGAAGATCAAGGGCCCTGAACGCGGCAGGTGTCATATCAGGAGCAGCTTGATCAGGCCCTTGATAGATGACTTCACCAGTGATCGGATCAACGACGTTCTCGCCAACCACAACGCCGCGTTCGGCTCCGGCTGCCGGCCGCATAGCTTCGGCCAGCACGTCTTGCGGCGATGCCCCAGCTTCCAAAGCCGCAGCCAAATCATCACGGCCGCGCGACCTCAGCCATTCAATCGTCGCATTCGTTTGCGCTGCCGTTGCGCGGCTTTCGATACCTTGCTGCAGTTGCCCGATCAGCGCCTGGTTCGGGTTCATTGCCAAACCCTCGAGCCCGATGGCAAGGCGAGATCTGGCATCGCGCCCCTCGGGCCCAAAGAAGCCACCCAGAAGGCCGCGGGGCCGCTGGGCTTCCTGAGGTGCTTGCATGGGCGCTTGGGCCGCTACGGGCGCTCTGACGGGCTGTGGCAGCATTGCTGGCGGCTGCGGAACCGAGCCAACCTCGACCACGTTGGGCCGTCCGAAGGCTCGCAGGAGTTCCTCCATATTAATCGCCATTTACGCCCCCAATAAACCCAAAAACCCGCCGCGCTGTTTTGCCAGATCGGCAAGCCGGGGGTCTTTCTTTTGCGTGATGATGTTAAGAAGGTTCGCCAGCGGTGCGCCGCCGGCTTCTTGCGCGATGCCCTGGCTGGCCGCAAAGCGCGACAGCAGGCCCATGCCCTCGAATGGATCGGTGGGTTGCATTGGCATGAACTGCGCTGTGGGCGCTATTGGGGCTGGCGTGCCGGGGCCGAACGGGGTGCTTGCGCTCGGCTGCGGGGATGATCCGCCTTTGCCCCACGCCTCCCACGCCTGCGGGCCTTGGTTCTGGTATATCCACATGCCGATGGCGTCTTGCAATTCGGGCGTCATGACTTCGTTGCCGGTCAGCCCAAGGCCCTCCTTGGCGCCGCGCAAGGTCGTCCCAACAACCTGATACGCGCCCATCGGCGTGGCCACTCGGCCGATCTGGCCTTTGACGCTCTGACCATACGGCCCGCTCGGGTCTGCGAATTGCAGGGCCTGGTCAACGGTCATGTTTGTCAGATTGATGCCAGAAAACTGGCCGCCGGGCCGATTGGCGTACCCGAAAAGTGCGTTGTAATCCCCGCCGCTTTCGCCAGGGAAGACATTGCGCTTCAGTTCGTCAATCGTGATGGCCATCAGAGCCCCCCAAGGAGCGGCGTTATATATTGCATCCAGCCAGGTTTACTGGTCGATGTCTGCGTCTCCGTTTGCTGGCCGGTTTGCGACCCGCCCAATGCAGCCAAAAATGTGCTAAGGGCATCCTTCGGCGCGCCCGTGAACCCGCCGAATTGACCCTTTGCGGCGTCGATCAGGGCTTGATTCATGCCCTGCATGCGCTGGCCCTCTTGCGCCTGCGTTGCCCCGATAGACTGGCCGAAGCCAAAGCCTTGCCCGGCCAGGCCAGACTGGATGCCTTGCTGCGCTTGCGCCGCGCTCAGAGCCGTGTTGAACCCTTGCTGCCGCTGTTGTGCCGCAATGTCGCCAAACGCGCGCCCGTAGTCGCCCAGCATCGTGCCCTGCGCCACGCCCTGCCGGGATCCGCCAAAGGCACCGGCCCGCGTTGCCTCGGCCCCCAGCGTGTTCTGCGCCATCTGAGCCTGCCGGGCCATGTCCATGCCGGTGCGCCCGATCACTTCGGACGTGTAGGGGTTCATGAATTGGCCGATGTTCGGGCCGGCGGCGGCGGCATTATACAGCCCGGACGCTTGCTGATAGACGTTCGGTGCCGGCTGGCCCATCGGGGCGCCCATGCCGGGTTGTGGTTGCGACATTGGCGCGGCATTGGCTGCAGGCTGTCCAGCGCCGCCGTTGAAAGTCACGGGCCCGCCGCCACCGCCAAACGCGCCGCCGACCATCCCCATCATGCCGCCCATAAGCCTTTGGGCCTCAGGAGACATTTGCCGGCCAGCCATTGCCGGGTCGGCCGTCCTGTTGAAAATGTTGTTGCCGCCCGAGCCAAAGCCGGGGAAAGCCTGTGCTGCGGTTGATGGATTTGCTGCGCCGCCCATTATTTTTTCCCCGCCTTGTTGCGGCTATCAACAACCGATTGCCGTGTGCTGGTTGATTTTGCCGCCGGCCTGCTCGCTGCCGTAGGCGCTTTCTGCGGCCCCGACAGGGAAGCTGCGGCCCGGTTCACCGCGCTGGACGGGTTGCGCGTATTAACGCCACCCGGCAGGCGTGAGGATAGTCCACTGGACCCCGCCCGACCGCCTAAGCCTTGCGCAATCCTGTCCGCCGCAGTGCTGCCATAGTCACGCGATGCGCCTGATCCTTGGGGCGGGCCCTCTCGCAGAGGCTGACCGTAAGACTGCGGCTGGCCCATTGGCATGCTGGTGATGCCAAACTGCCCGCCGCCACTAAACGGCGCCATCAGCTTGGCGTACTGCTCCGGGTTCTGCATTTGCAGTTGCTTCAACGCCTGTTCGTAGAGCGGAAATGCGCTGTAGCCGCGCGTCCCGTCTGCGAAGGTCTGGACTTGCGGCATGCCCGCGCCGGGCAGTGGCGATGCCCCAAGCCCGAAGGCGGACGAAGCCTGGCTAGTGTTGAACATGGCGGCTTCCTGCAGCGGCGTCAAAGCGGCCACGTCGGGGCCGCGATACGGAACGTAGCCTATGCCTGCCGCTTGCGTGCCGCGCGCCAACCCGCTTTGCGCGGCTTCTTGCAGCCATTGGGGGATTTCAATCGTTGAAGTTTGGGTTTCACTGCCACCACCAGCCATATCAGAAATCCTTTTCCATCGTGACCAGCGTCGGCACGAAACCCAGGGGCTTCATCGCGCGTTGCCAGCCGGGCCTACCGGCGAGTGTCATTGCCGTGCAGCCGTGCCCCTTGGCCCATTCCGTTGCGTCGTCAATCATGTCGAACAGTTGATCCATTTCGCCCGCCGCCAAGAAAACGTGGAGCACCTTCTTGCGAGGAAATACCACAATTTCAGTGACAGCGCACCCCCTTTCTCCAAGCCACAGTTGCATGCGGCCCTCGCCGATCGCGTCCACGATGTCCTGGTAGACGTGCGTGCCGCCGCTGTATTCCAACGCGGCCTCAATCCAGTCTTGTATTTGCTTCTGGCTCACCGTCACGCCTGCACCCGCGTGATATTGAGCGTGATCGATGGGGCTACGGGCGCGTAGGCTGTCGCTGGGGTTGCGTGAAGATAGCCTTGAACCCGGTTCACTGCCCACATGACATTCAACACGGTTCCCGCCGTTACGGTAAAGATTGACGTGCGGGATACAACGGTTGTGGCGTCGTTGTTGTGCAAGCTGGCGACGATCGTGCTGCCCGGCACGTCCGACCCGTTGATGCGTGGCCAGAATCTGAACGTAGTGGTCGAACTTGACGTCGAACTGATCTGCGCGGCGAAGGACAATTCGTACAGCCCGCCCTCGACAAAAGTGATTTCCGTCAGCGGCGATCCGGTGAGCGTGATGCCCTGAGACGCAATGTTGTCCAGAGCGATCTTGTAAGCCGTGTTAGCCGCCGCCGCCGTTATATCAACGTCTTGGCTGAAAATAGCGTACCCATCGGCCAGCACGATCTGCCGCCACACGCCATCCTTGGAGACAGTCGGATAGCCGCCCGACGGATCCCACAGCAGCGTGCCGTCCTGCGTGGCCGAGGCGGCCGCGTCCTTGAACGTCAGGTTGTCCCACGTCCGGGCCAGCCAGCGGCGCAGGTCGTTCGCCCATGTGCTGTAGTCGGCGCCGACTGGTGGGATGCCAAACCTCACCGAAGGCCACCCTGGCGCACGTCAATGCGCGGCATGCCCCACCGCCAGTCCGTGTTCTGTGCGCCAATGACACGCATCGATACCTGCCGGCCGGTGAACCGCAGATCGGTCGGGTTGGCCATCGAATACGGGCCGTAAGTCCGCTCGGTGTCGTTCGGGTAGAACCGCGCGCGGAAGGTTGTCGTAACCTGGCCTTGCGTTTTTTCGTCCGGGATCAGCATCAGCGCGCTCATGACGTTGTCGCCCGTCGCGATCTGCACCGGCCCGCTTTCGGCAAACGCCTCAGCCCCGTCCGTCTGGTTGCCGATTTCGTGGTTTACCGCCACGCCCGCGGGCGTCATCCAGATCGGCGTAGAGAAGATGCCGACATCCACGCCGCTGGTGCGGGCTAGGCTGCCCGTGCTCCAATGGCCTTCCTTGTAGTTGTAGGTCACATATCGATCGTTTTCCAAGCTGCTGCTGGACGGGTAAAACCACCAGATTTCGTTGTATCTGGCGTTGGCCACGGCGGCCACCTTAGAGATTTGCGTGCGGTTGATGTCTTCAAAGACGTAGTCCGCCACTTCGCACGGAACCTCACTCACGGCGCCGCCGGAGTAAACGTGAAAGTCGCCCGGCCCCATCCAGAAGACGCCAGCGTCCACCGATGCCGCGCACAGGCGGGAGACGGCACCGCAGGAGGATCCGACCCGTTCAAAGCCGTACACGAACGGGGGGCCCTGGTAGCTCGCCGTGTGCGCGTCTTGGTCGGTCAGGATCAGGGCTTGCCCGCGTGTCCGGATGCCGAGCATGATTTGCCCCGCCGTCTGCAACTCGATGTCGCCCGCCTCGTTCGTGACCAGCGGGGTCCACGTCGTGTTGTCCTCCCGATCGGACCACTGCACGCGGCGGAAGTTGCCACCCGGCCCGAAGGCAAACAGGAACCGTTCCTCCGTCACCATCAGGCCATCGCAGCCCGTGGGGGCGTTGGTGATGGCGACCGCGTCGTTCGCCGTGTTCAATTGCCATTCCAGCAGGCGGCCGTCGTAGGGGTTGCAGGCGACGAGGTACTCGCCCCAGGTGTCCAGCGACCACGTCGAGACGGGGCTGTAGGTACCCGTGTCGGGCCGCGCAATGCCGTATGCGCCCGTACCGTAGAACCCACCACCGTAGCCAAGGTTGACCGCCGCGTCTTTAGTGCCGCCGACAAACGAACCTGGCGTGATGTTGGTGATGGTGTTGCTGGCGGATCCGACAAACAGCCCCAAGTGGCTGCCCGCGGCAAACCACCGATCGCCGTCAAGATCGCGCCAGGCGAGTGCGCCACGCAGCGGCTGATCGGTCACCGTGACGCGCGTCAGCCACCCGCCGACAGGCTGCATGGTGCCGTCCGTCCAGCGCACGAGAGATGCGTCACGCCACCGTCCCGCGCTCTGCAGGTCGGTCCCGTTGCGGTAGACGCCGGGCGGGAGTTGCAACGGTACTAGGGGCATGTTTCGACCAGACTGTTGTGGGTGACGATGCTGCGCAGGAGCGGTTCATCATTTACTGAAAGCCAGTCTACCACATCATCGCGCCCAAAGTATATTGGGTCGGCAATGTCGCAGAAGTCACCCCTTGGGCTTGCGCACCCAGAGGCGAGCCCGAGCACGCAAAGTATCAGAAGGAAGGGCCTCGACCTCATCTTTGACCTCCTCGGCCTTGCGCACGGCCTCAAGCTTTTCCTTGGCGTTGCTGCCAGATTTCCGGCCGGTGGCCACGGCGAACAGGACGACCACCACGATCAGGATAACCGTGATGGCCAGCAATTCGCTCACGCCTTCTTCTTCGAATAGATCGACCAAACGGCCACCACGAGCGTCGTCACGGCCCCGCCGAGGGTCAGCATGGTTTCGGAGTCCACAAGCCCCTGGCCGACGAAGTAGCCACCAGCAGCGGCCACCAGCGCGCGGACAATGCCGCCTACTTGATCGTGTGTCATTTCGTCCATCCTTTCAAGAATGATGCCAGGCGCGTTGCGCGCGGCTGGGTAGTTGATTGCTCTCCATACCACGTCGGCACGTTGAACCCTGGGCAGGCTTTGGCGGCATACTGGTTATGCCCGCTGACCTTGGTGATGCTGGGATAGTTCGTCCGCAGGTGGGCAATCAAATCACGCAGAGCCTTGTCCTGCTCTGGCGTGTAGTTTTCCGCGAAAGCATCTGTCGCCGCGGAGCCATGCCCGCCGAACAGGCTGATGCCGATCGTGCCGGTGTTGTGGCCTTGCGTGTGCGCCCCGACATCCTGCAGCGGCCTGCCGGCCACCACCTTGCCGTCACGGTCGATCAGGAAGTGATACCCGATGTCGGACCAACCGCGGTCCTGAACGTGCCACCGCTTGACCTCTGCCACCTTCTGCGCGGTGGTGCGGGTTTCCCACCAGTCGGGCCTAGTGGCCGTGCAGTGGACAATGATCTCGTTCAGCGGTCTCACGGTTGCTCTCCGAAGACCTTGACGACGTAGGCAATGCCCCCGCCGATGACGACCCAAAAGCCCTTTTCCAGTACCTGGTCCACCACACCCGTTTTGGTGACGGTCTTCTCGACATCGCCGATCCGGCCATCAAGGTTATCGTGCCGGAACTCGTATGTTTCCATGCGCTTGAACAGCGTGATCATCCGCTCCTCGATGCGGGCCATCGACGTGACTACCTTGGTCAACTCGTCGATCTTGTTTTCCATGCGCTCAAGACGCTGTTCGTCGGCCACGATATTATGACTTCATGATGTAGCAGAGGGCAGGCAAGACCTCAAAGGTCATGAAATCCTCCACGCGAAACCGAAATGATTGACTCCAGCAATCGCGGCAAAAATTTGTGTCCCGCCTGCGGCGACCGAAGCCGCAAAACTGGTTACACCGCCAGTCGAATTATTGACTGACATAGCAAAATACGCCCAAGTGCCGCCAGCCGGAAGGTTCAGAGCAACGTTCGCCGCACCGCTGGTTATAGACAGCCATTGGCCTACGCCAGAGCCTGTTGCTGGGAACACTGCCGCATTAATGGCGGTTCTCCCTGCTGCCGCATCCGCAGCACGAATCAGCGCCGTCCCTGTCGCTGTGACGCCATCAATCGCGTTGATCTCCGCCGCCGTGGCCGTCACCCCGTCGAGGATATTGAGTTCGGCCGCCGTGGATGTCACCCCGTCGAGGATGTTCAACTCGGCAGCGGTTGAGGTGACCGCTACCCCGCCGATCTTCCACTGACCTGCCGTCAGATTGGGCTTGATCGCGGTCGTGCCGTCGAGCAGATCATCCAGACTGTCGAGCGTTGTATTGAACTTTGTGCCCCAAGTGTCCGCAGACGCGCCGACTTCGGGCTTGACCAGGGCATACGTCGTCGTCGTTGTGTCGGCCATTTTTTAACGCATCCTCATCCGCAGTGGCGATCCGAACCGGGCCGCGGTGCTTTCATCTTCAATCTCGCTCATGCCTTGGGCCAGCAACCCGGCCCACAGAGCGATGCGAGCGTCATCCTTCAGATATGGCGCAGTATGCACCAAAGATCCGTACAGGTATACATCAGGGTGATTGGTCAGCAGCCAGTTGGTATCACCGTCCGCCGACAGCGCCGTCACCTTGGCGTAGTAAGTGATTTCAGCCGTGTAGGACGTGCTCGGCGTCGGGAACAACTCAATGTCGGTCCCGTTGTGAGCGAAGTAAACTGGCGCGTCAGTCGTGTTATCGATGGCCGTGCGATACCGCGTCAGGTCGTCCATGCTGATCTGCGTCAGCACCCGGATCGGGCTGGCGTCCATCGTGATGCGGATCGTTTCCAGCCAATTGGACGGCAGGGCTTCGAACTGCGCGTCGATCGTCAGGCTGCCCCGCGTGATCTGGCGGTGCGAGCGGATCTTGCGGTTGAACTGCGCCTGGGCCAGCGAGACGAAAGACGGGATGACCGAGGTAAGGTCGTCCCTGTTCAAAGTGTCCGCGATGGCCGTCTTCAGCGTGCCGTAATTCGTGATGGTCATTTCTTCTTCGCCTCATTGCGGGCCGAAATGGCCTTGGCCTTGGCTTTCGCGTCGGCCTTGCTGGACGCGCCCCATGCGTTCAAGGATAACAGAAGCCGCGTCGGTTCGCCATCCTTGCGCTCGGGCCCCGGCATATTGCCCATGCGGGCCAGGAACGAGGCTCGGCGCGGGTTGTCTCCGGCTTTCACCGGGGGCTTCAGGTTCATGCCCTCGGCCTTGGCGGATGCGCGCCCTTTGGCATTCAATCCGCCGGATTTTGCCTTACCTTCTGCGCGCGTCCAGGCCGGAGTTTTCATTTCTTCTTCGCCGTCTTTGCTGATGCCTTGAACGCGGCGGCCGTGGGCGCACCCTTGTCACCCGGCTTGCGCATTTTCTCGCCGGAGCCCGCCTTGATGCGCTCCTTTTTGGCGGCGATGTTTGCATAGAGGCCCTTCACTTCGCGGCCTTCAGCATGCACTTGCCCATGGATTTGCACTTGGTGGGATTGGGGCAGCCCTTACAGGGCGTGAACTTCACTGGCTTTTTCATTTCTTGGCCTTTCCTGCTTTGCTGAGAGCGATGGCGATTGCTTGTTTGCGGTTGGTAACGATAGGCGCCTTCTTCGGGCCCTTCGGGTCAACGCCTGCGTGTAGGGTGCCGCTCTTGAACTCACCCATGACCTTGGTGATTTTGGATGCGGCTTTGGTTGGCTTCTTCATCATTGCGGTCCCGAAAGGAGGCCTTGCGGCCGTTGCTGTTGCATTGCCTGCGCCACGTCAGCCTGGCTGGCCCCGAGCATAGCGGCCGCGCCTGCGATGCCGTACTTGCGCACGATGTCGATCAGGTTTTCGTCGAAGATGACGAAGTTGCTGGTGCCGCCTGTGCTGCGCGATCCGGCGTCTAGGTATTTGATGCCGGGGATGCCTTTTCCGCGCAGGGCAGCGGATGCCTCTTGCGGGTTCCCGTAGCCCATCTGCGACAGGATATTGGACACATCGCCATCGTTGCCGCCTTGGTAGTATTCAGCCCCGGTCTGCGCCGGAGCCTTACGGTCCAGCATGTCCTGAAGTTCGTCAACCCGCGCCTTGGACGCTGGGTCATTCATCCACGCGCCGTTGGGCTGGGCTTCCATTATGCGCAGCGCTTCGTTGTGAATATCGTCAGCGTTCATGTTGCTATAGCCGAGACGCTGCGCCACTTGCGGCTGTTCACTCAGCGGCTTGTCCCAATCAAGGAAGTCGGCGGGGTCGGCGTTGATGTTGACTTCGTACATGGAGCCTTTGGGTATTTCGGCTACATCTTTGCCTAGCATCCGCGCAACATCTTCAGACGTTACATCGTTGGCACCCGACATGGACCGCGCCACCGTTTCTGACGCCAGCCAATCCATGCCATCAGGCGTAGCCGGATCAATATTGTGTTTTTTCATTTGTGCCGCGATGTCTGCCGCAGGCCAGAGCGGCGACATTTTATTGATTTCTTGCCCGTCTATGCGGTAAAGTTTCTCTTTTCCGTGCTTATCGGACAGAAAATCGCGGTAAATTCCTGCAATTCCTTCGTCTTCCGCGAAATACAGCCCATGCCCATATGCCTGCGCGCCCTCGCCCGTGCCGATGGCGTCCATGCTGAACTTGTCAAAGCTGTGCGGGGAGCCGTGGTAAGCGCGGATACCGCCGAACTCATCGCCCGCAAACTGCCGCAACACCGCAGCCTCTGGCGTCATGGACAGCCCAAGCAGCCCTTCCTGTGCCGCCCGCACAACCGGCATGCCAACGGCACGCCCCGCAGCCATAGGCGCCAGAACGCCCGCCATGTTCGACGCCATATCACCAGCAGCCGCCATGCGGTCCCAGCCCGACAGCCCAGGCTGCACAAGCCTCTGGGCGTCCTGCCCCGCGCGCTCCATGCTCACAACCGGGTTGGCCTCGGCGGCAAGACCCAGCAAACCGCGCAATTCGGGCGGGATGTAGTAATTGATCGAGTTCTCGAGATCCGCCCGCGCACCGCGTCCAGACTCGCGGGCCTGCATCAATAGTTCAAGAAGCCCGTTGGCCATGCGCTCGCCCCTTCGTTCGGGCTACCCTATCACGTTATAGGATACCTTTCAAACCCCTGCGCAGGGGCGTCTTCCAGTCGTCTTCAACGGGCCGATAGCCGACAAACAGATATCGCGCGCTGTCGGCTGAGTGCGAGTTCTGGTCATGTTTGGGCTTGGATCGCCACGTCTTCGAACGCTCGTCCCAATCGCGCTGGTACTGTCTCAGGGCCTCGGTAAACTTGATCAGCTTGCTGTCGATGAACGTGCGGGCCAGCCCGTTGCGCACAGCCTGGATTCCATCCTCGATCGGGATGTTCGGAGCGATTGTGATGTTCCGCAGACCAAGGCCCTCAAGCGTCTCAACGCGCGACAAACCGCTGCCCAGTTCGCGCACACGGGCGTCATGCGGCAGGACGTGTGCCAGGTAGGTGTACGGCCTTTCAGACAGCAGGCGCGCGTAGTGGGCCAGCCCGTGGCCGCTGTCCTCGATATGGTCGATGATGCGGACTTCGTTGTTGACGAATTGGGCGAAGATGATCGAGGTGGAGTCGTCCATCCCGAGATCCCACGCCGTCACAACGCCAACCTGCGGCTCTGGGAGGATGTTCCTGATCCGGCCGCCGGCGGTCATCTCTTTCATCTCCTTGCCGTAATAGGCCCCGATGATGGCCGCCTCAAAGCTGCACTCGAACTCCTGGTCATACCGATCCGGGCCGATGGTCTTCAGGGCGTCGTTAAGTTCGATCTGCGGAATGACGAACGTCTCGGACGCCGGCAAGACGAGCGTGAACCAGTTATCGTCGCGCGTGGCCTTGTCATAGATTTCCCAGAACTCGTTCTTGCCCTTCGGCGTGCCGATGAACGTCGCCCGACCCTGCCGATCGGCTAGTGCGGGGCGGATGACGGTCGGCCAGGCGTTGGCCGGGAAGTCCGCGGGCTCGTCCAGCACAACATCATCGAAATACAAACCGCGCATGGAATCGTAGTTGTCGGCGCCGAACAGCCGCAAGCGCGCCCCGTTTGGGAAGTCGGCCCGCAGTTCGCTTTCGTTGTAAGACATGCCGGGGATCGGCGCCGTGAACTGCTTGATGTAATCCCAGCTGATCGCCTTGGCCTGGTTGTAGTAGGGCGCGATGTAGCCGCAGCGCACGTTCTCGCGGGGCGTCGTGATGGCTGCCCGGATCAGGTCGTTGATTGCGCCCACGGTTTTACCAAAACGGCGATGGGCCACGATGCAGGCAAACCGCTCCTTCCGATCGTGGAACGGCTGAAGCTGCTTGCGCGGCGTGTAAGGGATTTCAATTGTCGGCATTTTTCCAGTGGATGGTCAGCGGGCCATCGTTGCTGGTCAGGTTGACATCCTGCTTCTCACGCCAGCCCGCGCGGGTCTTCATCCAAAAGATCATCGCAGTGGTATCGCCGCCTTTGGCTTTGTTGAACAACGCGCCGCCGATCTGGGCGTTTGCCTTGGCCATGCTTTGGTCAAGTTCTTCGCGGTAGTGCTTGCGAAGCGTCTTGGCATCGATGCCGATGATGTCGGCGATGACCTCTTGCTGCGTGCCGATGGATGCGTGCAGTTGCACAAGCTGACGCTGCGTGTCGGTTGGGCTGTGCGTGCGATCGGGTGGGACTGACGGCATCATGCGGCCTCGCGCTTCTGCTTGAGTTCTTCGAACGTCTTTCCGGTCGCCTCAAGCGTTGCCGCCTGACCGGTGAAGTCCTGCCAGCGGGTGATGATGACGTCGCAGTATTCTGGCATCATCTCCATCAGGAACGATTGCTTTTGAGACCGCTCAGCCGCAATCAGCGTGCTGCCGCTGCCGCCAAACAAATCGAGGACTGTTTTGACGTCTTTGTAGTAATCAAAGACCCATTCAGCCAACGCGACAGGCTTTTGTGTTGCATGAACCCGCTTCTGCCCTTTTTCAGAGTCCTTTATCATGCCCTTCCAGACGTGACGAAAGATCCTAACGCTGGACCACTTCGACTTGACCCAAGCCAGCTCGCAATCGGATTGCGTGTCTTTGTATTTATCGTCTACGCGCTTGTCCCACACGAACCAATTTGCCGTTTCTGGCAATGCGTGCGCATAGTAATTTGCGCCCCACCAAACCTGCCGCTTTATCCCCATACCTTCGCAAAGGTTAAAGGCGTCTCTGGCTGCATCAGTGTTTGCGTCGTTGAAGTCAGGCAGCTTTGAGTTCGTGGTGAGGCCGCCACGGTCGGCGCGCATCCCCTTTTCATTTATCCCGTAAGGCGGGTCGGTGTGGACAAGGTCTATCGCCGCGCCCGCCATCAGCCGCTCCACCGCATCGATGCTGGTGCTATCCCCGCACATCAGCCGGTGCCGCCCGAGCAGCCACACATCGCCCTCAACCGTCACCGGGACGGCAGGCACTTCCGGCACCGCGTCGTCGTCGGTCAGGCCCTCGGCGGGTTCGGCCAGAAGATTGCCAATCTCGCCCAACTCAAACCCCGTCAGCGTCAGGTCAAAGCCCTGACTGTCCAGATCTTGCAACTCGACCTTCAGTAGATCGTTGTCCCACCCGGCGTCCAGCGCCAGGCGGTTGTCCGCGATGACGTAGGCGCGGCGCTGGGCCTCGGTGAGGTGCGATGCCTCGATGACCGGCAGATCGGCCAGGCCCAGCTTTTGGGCTGCCATGACGCGCCCGTGGCCCGCGATGATGCCGTTCTCGCCGTCCACGATGATCGGGTTCAGGAAGCCAAACTCTCGGATGCTGGCGGCGATTTTGTCAACCTGCTGCGGCGAGTGGGTGCGGCTGTTTCTTGCGTAAGGAACCAATTTTCCGACAGAAACAGTTTTATACGCGGGAAATGGATTCATCTTGCCTCTCATCTCGACCATGCGGCCGGTGGATTGAGTTTGCACCTTACAGGAAAGCGGTCAGGCAGTCGAGGGTGCCATTTCGCC